TAGCTACGGCTATTCCGTACAAGAAATGAGAGCAAGCCGTATGGCGGGTAAATCTCTCGACGTAAGAAAGGCAGAATCGGCTCGTTGGCAAATCGACTTCTTGTTGAACAAGATTGCATGGGCGGGCGACGAAGAAACTGGACTTATCGGCGTTCTTTCCAAGAACAACGACATTCCCGTTTACGTTGTACCCGAAGGTGCAAAAGGTTCGACCAAGTGGGCAGACAAAACCCCCGAAGAAATCCTTGCCGACGTTAAGGCAATTCAAAAACAGGTTGCGAAGACCACGAAGAACGTTGAAAGACCCGACACGCTCGTTCTTCCTGCCGACGTTTACCTTGACCTTTGCAACGCGCAGTTGCCTAACACCGCTGTAACCGTTAAAGAGTTCATTCTCAAAAACGCTCCTTACTTGAAGGATATCGTTTCGGCGGCTGAATTGCAGGCAGACTCGGTTGAAACCAACCCTTACGCAAGCGAAGGACAAAACGCAGGCTTCTTGTTTACGAACAGCGAGAGAAAATTGTCTATCGAGCACCCGCTTGAATTCTATCAGTACCCGTTGCAAAACAAGAACCTCGAAGTTATCGTTCCTTGCGAAGCAAGAACCGCAGGCGCAATGATTTACTATCCGCTTTCCGCGCTCGTCGTGGTAGGTATTTAACGGAGGTGCGGTATGGCTACGAAGATTAAGAATATCAGTAAGAAAATCGTATCTATCGGCGAAACTATCGTTCTGCCCGACGAAACCATCACGCTTTCCGCGAAGTTTGAGAACAACGGCGTAATTAACGCGCTCGTAAATCTCGGCTTCCTTGAAAGGACCGAAGAAAAGGCTAACAGCCCCAAAAAAGGCGCGAAAAAGGAAGCGGTAGAGGAAGTATCGGAAACGCTTGAAATCCCCGAAACGGCTGAAACTGAAAGCAAATAAGCGCAGGAGGTTTTGAATGGAAGCGCTTGAAATTTTTAGAATGGTCGCCCAAGAGTTTGAAGAAATCAAGGACGACGAAGTTCGTAAATGGATAGAGCTCGTCAAACCGATTGTAAGCGAAAAGCGGTTCGGGAAAATGTATAACCAAGCGCTTGCTCTCCTTGCCGCACACCGATTAAAGATGGCGGGTAAAGGCGATAACACGACGGGCAAAATTGACGATATGATGCGTGTAAATTCCTATTCCGAAGGAGATATTTCGGTGGGATATTCCGTATCGCAAAACGTCAACGCGAGCGTTGATGCAGAATACGCCTTAACCGCCTACGGTTTGCAATACCTTTCTATAAGACGGTTGGTAATCGTTCCTATAATTTCTGCGGGAGAACGTTGATATGGCTGCAAAAACAACAGACCGTATGACGAAAGAAGGCGAAAAGCTAATGCGTGAACTGGAAACGCTGAAACGGGCGCAAGTTCGTGTAGGTTTCCGACAGGGCGAAGCCCAAGAGGAAAACGGCGTTGAAATAGTTGACGTGGCTATGTGGAACGAGCTGGGTACTTCGAGTACACCGTCAAGACCATTTATGAGGGATAGCGTTGATAAGCATATTGACGCTATCCAAGATTTTTGTATGAAGCAAGGCAAACAAGTCGTTGAGGGAAAAATAACGGCGCAACAATGTTTGAACGCAATCGGCGTCTATCAAAAGGGGCTTGTTCAAACAGAAATACGCGACGGCGAATTTGAACCTAACGCGCCAAGCACGATTAAGAAGAAAGGTTCAGACCATCCGCTTATTGATACAGGCACTATGCGACAATCGGTGTCTTATGTAATAACGGATAAGAAAAAGTAAAGGAGGGCAACCCAAATGAGCAACGGGATAACGAGCTTGTGGCGCAGACCTTATACTTTGAGGCGATACGAACCCCAGAAATACGTGGACGGGTATGCCGTTAATGGCCATACCGACATTACTGTAAAACTTAACGTTCAATTTTTGAGCGGAAAAGAATTACAACTACTGCCCGAAGGTAAACGGAAAACCCAAAGAATCAAGGCTTACGGAAACACCGTTATCAAAACGGCAGACGTCAAAAATGGAACAGCGGCAGACCGACTGTACTTTCAAGGACAATGGTGGGAATGCGAAGAAAGCGTTACGTGGGAAAAGACAATGCTTGCCCATTGTAAAGCTGTTTTTACTCTCGTTACCGAAGTCGCCCAAATGGACGCGCCTACTGACGAAACGGAGGTGGAAGAATGACGTATGAAGAACTTTGCGACGAAGTGAAGTCTATTGTGGATATCTACTTTGACGGAGCAACAGTCGTGTGGGGAAACACCGAACAAACCAAGCCGAAAGGTCCGTTTGTCAAACTGACTATGGGTTTATTGACGCACACTCAACACGGAATCGAGCAGATAGAGGACGAAGAAGTTTATAACTGTATTCCCTCGTCTGCTCGTTTAACGGTTGAGCTTTTCACTCACGGAAGAAAAGTGAAAAAAGGGCAGTACACCTATCAAAAAAACACAGCCGTTTCCGATATGATGGATTTTGTCAAATTTATTACGTCGCCTTACGTTGACGAGCTTTGCGAAAGTAAAGATATAGCGTTTACGGCAGAAGGTGGCGTATTAGATACGTCTGCTGTTCTCGATCCGAACTACGAATATAGGGCGTTGCAAGAATTCACAGTTTCTTACACGGACACTACTCGTGGCTATGCGGGAATTAGCAGAACGGACTGGCAACAAACACCGTCGGGCGGTGGCACAAAGGCATTAGCCGACAAGAAAATCAACGATATTGACGCTGGAAGTATCAATATCGAAAACAATTTTTAATAGGAGGACCGAAAAATGAGTCTTATCAACAAACTTGTGAATGTAACTATTTCCATAAGCGAGAGTGTTGCGAACGCCGAAAGTTTCAACAACATACTTTTGGTTGGCTCTGCTCCGTCGTCCAAAACCCCCAGCGCGGTAGCCGCGTATTCGACTATCGGCGAAATTGCGGAAGCAGGCTGGGTGGAAACGGACGCGGTGTATAAAGCAGCCGCACTCGCTTTCAAAAACGGCGCAGGCAAGTTGTATGTGGCAATTCCGCAAGGAGAAGAGAGTATCACGGAAACCCTTAACAGAGCGTTGGAAACGACGGGCTGGTATGGCTTCGCGGTTATTCTCGACGGCGCAAACAGCGAGCTTGCAACGATTGCAGGGTGGGCAGACACCAACAGCAAACTCTTTGCTTACACGGTGGACTGTTCCGAAAAAATCGAAAACCCCGTAGCAGAAACGAACACCTATTCGTTCGGTTTTGCAAGCAAGAACATTGCACAAAACGCGTACACGCATATTGCGGTGCTTGCAAAGGTTTTAACGCTTCAACCCGGTTCGGAAACTTGGGCGTACAAAACTGTTAGCGGTATCGTTGCGGAAGCCTTTACGACTACGGAAATCGAAAGTGTAAAGGAAGCGCATTTGAACTGCTATGTAAACTGCGCGGGAAAGGATATTACCCTTGACGGCAAAACCACGTCGGGCGAATGGATTGACGTAATTCGTTTCCGCGACTGGCTTTTGAACGATATGCAAACGCGTATTTACTCGTTGTTTATCAAGAATGCGAAAGTTCCGTATTCTTCCGCAGGTGTATCCTTAATTCAAAACCAAATGATTGCGTCCTTGAAACAAGGGCAAAGCGTCGGTGGTATTGCGGAAACTGAATACGACGCGGAAGGCGTTGAGATTCCCGGATTTACGACCACCGTACCTACGGCACTCAACGTAACCGAAGGGGATAAAAAGGCGAGAACTCTTGCAGGGTGCTCGTTTACGGCGCGTCTTGCAAACGCTATCCACTTGGTAGAAATCAAGGGTTCTTTGACTGTATAAGGAGGTAAACGAATATGGCAGTAAAAACCTATAACGCGCGTCAAGTTACCATTTCTTGCGGCACTCACGCAATTACAGGCGTAGCTGACGACAGCTTTTTAACCATTGAAAAGCTCGGCGACGGTGTAACTTCCACTACGGGTTGCGACGGCGAAGTAGCCAGAGCAGTTGACCCGAATGGCTGTTATTCTGTCAAACTTTCTCTTTTGCAAACGTCGGCGTCTAATGCGTTCTTGCAAGCGCAACACGACAACGACAAAAAGACGGGCGACGGGGTATTCCCTATTTTGATTAAAGACCTTAAAGGCGGTTTGCTTTTCTCGGCAGATTCCGCATGGGTTAAGAAATCGACCACGCGCACGTTTGGCAAAGGATTGAACAACCGTGAGTGGGAACTCGAAACGGGCGAAGCTGACCTTACGGAAGGCACATATTAACAAAAATCGGAGGTAAAACATTATGAAAATGCAAGAAGCAAAAAAAGTGGTAGTGGGCGGTAGCAATTTCTATATCCGTCCTTTCTCGGCTTTCAAAGCGGCGAGAATTAGTGGCGACGTTTTGCAGGTAGCAGTACCTATTATCGGTGCTATGTTGCCTGCTCTCAATGTGGCAGACGGTAAAAATATCCTTGACAGCAATGTTGAGGAATTCTTGCCTCATATCACGAAAGGTTTTGAAGGGTTAAGCGGTGAAAAACTCGAAGCGCTCTTACGAACCTTGCTTGTAGAAAGCGGAAATATCGGCGTTGATTTTAACGGAGAAACGGTTATCCTTACCGAAGAAATCCTTGACGAATTGTTCTGCCTTGACGTGCAATATATGTACGTCCTTGCGTTCCACGCCGTAATTACAAATTACAGCGGTTTTTTCAAGAAGCTCGGTATCCAATTTGGAGGTGTAACCGAGCGTTTGAAGAATCTGACAGCGAAATTTCAAAATACGGAGAACTGAACGTAGAACGCTTTTCTGCTCTTGAATTGAAAATGTTTTCCCTTATAAAAGCAAAGTTGGCTTCAATGTCCGAGTTGAAAGAGTATTACACGCTTGACGAGGCGTTGAAGCTGTATGCTTTGCACCAGATGGAAGTTGATATCGACAACTGCAAGGCAGAAGATATGAAAAACAGAAGCGGAGGTTAGGTATGACTATTAGAGAAATAGCCATAGGGCTTGGTTTTACCGTTGACGCCGCATCACAAATGAAAGCGGAAAAAGCCGTAACTGGGTTAAAGAACTTCGCAACAAAAGCGTTGTCTGCAATCGGTATAGGTTTTTCCGCAATCAAACTGAACGAGCTTATAGAGGAATGGAACAATGTCAACAAGCAGTTGAAAATAGCCACCTCTGAACTCGAAGACCAACAGAAAGTACAAGAAGAAGTCCTTGAATCGGCGAACGAATGTCGAATAGCATACAAGGATATGGCAACAAGCGTCGCAACGTTAATGCGGTTGGGAAACAGTTTTTTCAAGACCAGCACGGAAGCGGCGCATTTTTTGCGTATTGCAAATCAGGCGTTTAAGGTATA